GAAGACCAGCTTGGTAGGCGCAAAGCCGTAGCGGATGCCGTCGAGGAAGATTTGCGCGACGTTCGCTTCGCCAGCGCCCCGGCGCATCTGCTGGTGGATCACCCGTTCGAGGATGAGGGCGGCGTTGCGGGACTGACGGTTGAGACCTTCGAGCTGGAACATGGGGTTCCGGCCCGTGGTCGCGGCCATCATGTAGGTCAGGACGGTGTCCGCGATAGCGCGCGTATCGGGGATGACGGCCTTTTCTCGGAATTCGGTGGTGTCTGGCGGCACGTAAACGTCGTGGGCGCGGTCGGCTTCGAGCCAGCTGCCGTAGCGTTTGCTGACTTGGTGGTACGACATCTCGGCACAGGCTTTGACGTACTCGGCGATCTTGCGCTCTTGTTCGTCGGTCAGCAGGTCGCTGATGTCTTGCTGATTGAGCAAGGCATTCGCGTGTTCACTGAGGTCAGCAATCAAGCGACTTTCAGTGAGCTGCATACCCGCGCTAGAGCGGTAATTGGGAAGAGCTACTACCATGAGGATGGTTATCTTTTTTCTTGGAGACGTTGTCGTCCCGGTTGTCAGGCGGACATACTGATCGCGAAAACGTGGGCGCGTGGGCCAAGGGGGATCACGGTGAAGCCTTCGTCTTCTGGGAAGGCCACGACCATGAGCTGAGCGTCGTCAAACTGGTCGGTGGGCATTCCGTCTTCGGCGATAAGGGCGGTCAGGGTGCCGTTCACTGGGCCGTCGGGCAGGGTGAACGTGCAGTGTTCACCGAGCTTGGGCGTCCGGCCCGAGATGAGGTCGGCGAAGATTTGGGCTTCGGTCTCGGAGTTTACGTTCGGGATGCTCGGAAACTTGATAACGTCAGCCATGGTGATGCTCCTATCGGGGCGGGAGACGGGATTGTCCCCAGCCGGTCCACTCTGGAGTATCGGCGATGCTGTGGAGCTTGGCGTCCTTCTTTGCGAGCTTTTGCGTGAGACTGTCGCCGCTTGTCTTGGCCATGTCTTGGATGCTGGGGAAGTCGTACTCGATGTCTTCGAAGGGGCTGACGTACTGACGGCTGAGCTGGTCGATGGCGATGACTAGGGCATCGACTTGGTCGTCATGCTTGCCGTCTGGGAACTGAGTGCATTCCTCAATGAAGTCGTCGAGCCATGGAGCTGATTGCGGGATGAAGACGCGGCCACCCTCGATGAAGGGCGCGATGGAGCTGGCGCGGGTGATCTTGTCGGCACGACCGTTCTTGTAGGCGATGGCGTTGAGGGCGCTTTCGCGGCGGAGTTCTTGAAGGAGGGTGGCACCGGAGGCGGCTGCACCTGCCTCGATGTAGATGCCGCGCAAGCCACGGCCACGCCACACGGAGTTGAGGGAGATCAGGCGGCGCTTGAAGTCGGGCATCTCAGCACGCATTCGGACCACGTCGAGGACGTACATGTCGCCGTTGGCGGTGAGGCCAGCGATGACGGCGACTGAGTAGTCGGAGCGGCTGGTCTTTGTGTACGCCGTGTCGACGCCGATTATTATGCTTGACCATTCGGTGGGAACGGACTGCTGGTCGAAGGTCTGCCACCAGTCGGTGCGGATCAGGTTGCCGCCCTTCACGTAGGGCTGCTGCTGGTAGAGGCTGGCGAAGTCGCGGGGGTTCTGACGCTCGAAGCGCTTGAGGGTCGGGACGTCGAAGCGCTCGGGCCAGAGGGCGACTTCCTGTTCGACTTCGACGGTGGTGTCGTCCGGGTCGCACTGGCGCTTTGTTTTGCGCTGGGGGTGATCTGACGGGAGCTGCCAGCGGAGCTTGGTGACTTTCTCCGTGGTGAGCGCTGGCATGTCGATGTGATGCCACAAGCCGTCTTGCCAGTCGTAGCTGTTCATCAGGCGACCGGCGACGTCGTCGGGGTGCCAACGGGTGAGGACCACGATCTGGCGGGGTGGCGTGCCGTCTTCTTCTGGCTGGAGGCGGGTGCTTAGGCCAGAGACGTAGAAGTCCCATGTTTGGTTGCGCTGGGTCATGCTCTCAGCGCCTTCGCGGGACTTGATCGGATCGTCGACGATCAGGAGGTTCGCTGGGCGGCCAGTGGTGGTGCCGTTGAGGCCAACGCCGAAATACTTTCCGCCGCCTTCTGTGGCCCATTCTGTGGCGCTGCGGGTGTGCTTGGCGAGGCGTGCTTCGGGGAAGGCTGCTTGGGCTTGTGGGTGCGCGAAGATTTCGCGGACGCCGCGTCCGAAGCCTTTGGCCAGTTCCGTGTTGAACGAGCTGGACATGATGTAGCGGCTCGGATTGCGGAGCATGAACCACGCCGGGAAGAGCTGGGTGCAGTAGGTGCTTTTTGAGTGACGTGGAGGCATGGTGACGAGCAGGTTGCGCGTCTTGAACTGGTCCTTGCCGAACTGGTCGAGCGTGTCGATTAGGTCGAGGTGGAACTGTGGGATGCTCCACTCGGGCTGCATCAAGCGGACAAAACCTTCGAAGCCAGACTGGGCTGCCTTGAGCTTCTGGAGGCGAGCGAGGGCGGCTTGCTGCTTCGGGGTTAGCTTCACTTCAGATTGTTCCTGATCTTGAAGGCGGCGACTTCTAGCTCGGCGCGTTTGTTGGGGTCGAGGATCGTCTCGGCCATGATCTTGGTGAGGTGTTCGCGGATGGCCTTGCCCTTGTTGCGCTCAGGGATGTTGGCGAGGTCTAGTTCGGACATGGCCTTGCCGAGCTGGTCGAGGCTCATCTTGCTGTCGAGGTATTCGCGTTTCTTAACTGTCATCGTCATTCTCAATTACGGGGATGCTGGTCTGGCGAGCGAGTTCTTCGAGCTGGCTGGCGTCCATGGTGTCGACGTCGATCTCTAAGAGGGCGGCGTTGTTGTTCATGGTGGCCGAGCTGGCGTTGGGCACGACTTTGTCTAGGAGCGTGCGCAGCAGGCTGACTTGGGCGGAGGTCAGTGGCTCGACGTCCGGGTTGTTGGCTGTGTCCAAGCTGGCTGCCGCGAGCTTGATGAGCCGGGGCAGTTCGGTCGCGATGGTGTGTTCGACGTGGTAGCGGGTCTCGGTGGTGAGCCGAGCCTTCTCTGCCATGTCCAGAAGTTCTTTAGTCACGGCTGCGAAACCCTTTCGTTCGATCTGTTGGAGCCATTGGAGCGGGATGTCGGTGCTGGCCGCGATCTGTTCGACCTGTCGGATGCGCCGAGCCTTGTATTCGCGGACCCTGTGCTTCCATGCCTCGACTTCGAGGGCGCGCTGGGTGGCCAAATCGCGCAACCAGACCGTTCTGCGCCAGCGTTCGGCGAAATTCTTGAAGTGTCGGTAGCAACTAGCACAGCAGAAGCGGCTCTGAGGGTCGTTAATGGGTAATTCGGTGTAATATACGCGGTTGCACCAAAAACACTTCCGCCTCTGGCTGCTTTCTCGCCCTGCTGGCAGCAGTGGAGAGCCTTTTTCGATGCGCCATGGCCAGTATTCGCGTGGAATTCCATCCAATCTCCAGTGCCTTGGGTGCAATTTGAGCTTGCTGGGGTGCGCAGTCCTCCACGGACGGCGGCTTAGCTCGCGGTACGGGTCGTATTTCGGTTTTGGCTTGGGTGGCGGCTTCGGCGGTGCCCACTCAAACATTGCAAGTCCCTCTAGGTGTACGCTTTTTTAACACAATTTAGGGATTTTGCGCAAAAAATTTCCGAGGCACCGGTTACTGGTAGTCGCGCGCGTCGGGCCGGGGCTTGCCCCCGGCCCCCCCTGAGCTGCTTTTTTGTGATCTCCCCCGCTAACCCATTGAAATCGCTGGGGTGGGTGTTTCCCCCGAAGGGAACTTTTTTTTTTTTTTTGGATTTTCCGGCTGGCTGAATTCCCTCTTTCGACTTTATCGGGAATTCTTCTTCACTTCGTAAACTTCTGATAACAAAGGAAAATATCATGTCTTACTCGAACGAAAGCGCCAAGCAGTTCCGTGCAATCCTCGCAGAGGATGCTTCGCAAGGTCCAGCGATCCTGAAGCACCTTCAGGCCGTCCAAGCGACCGAAGGTCGACAGCTCAAACTGCCTCGCGCTGTCCTCGCGTATGAGCTGCGCTATGGCGCTGCTCCGGCAGGACTAACCCTCGCCGCAATTCGCGCGGCCATTGTCGCGCCCAAAGCTGCCAACGCGAAGGCCAAGCCAGCCGCCAAGGCCAAGGCGAAGCCTGTACCGGCCAAGGCCGCCGCGATGACCGACAAGCCGTCCGGTCGCGCCAAGGCGAAGCCTGCCGCCAAGCCAGCCGCCAAGCCCGACTACCGGGCACAGGTTTCCGAGATCATCAACACCAACGCGCAGCGCACCATCGACCAGATCATGGCGCTCGACATCTTCGCATAAGGGAGACCCAACGCATGTTCGACCACGAATTCGATCACGACTACCGCGCGGACGACAACGCTCGCGAAGCCCAAGACACGCTGTCCCACGACGCATCCGACTGGATGCCCGAAGGGGACTGATTGCAGCGGGATAGGGATCGCACGTCGGTCCCTATCACGAAGCAATCACGCTTCGCTGGATCAACCACAGGCCGCCTTCGAGCGGCCTTTTTCATGCCAAGGAGAAACACGCATGATCTTCAACCACAATCCACTGTGCAATCACTTCAACGTCGCCGTTCAGACCATGGCGGCTCGCTTGTTCCCGACCGGCTTCGACACGTCGATGGACGCGCCAAGCACGTTGGCCGATCTGACCGACCACATCGCCAAGACAGGCCGGATGCTGGTCTACTCCGGCCACAGCGACCAGACGATCTTCGACTGCGAACACACCAACCACGCCTTCCGAGCGTGGCACGACTGGTGCCACTGGAAATTCCAGCTGCCCTTCAACGCGAAGGGTGAGGCCGCCGCGTGCAAGGTGCAGCAAGACCACCTCGCCACGGTCTACGGCGCGGATCACTGGATGCTGCCCAAGTGGAACCGCATCCTCGACGCCGAGATCAACGGCCAGCTCGAATACGCCGCCAAGCACGGCGACTTCCCAACCAACCAAGCAGCGTTCGTGGCCAAGGCCATCCGCTGATTGCTTCGCAGTGCTGGTCTCGCATGGGGCCAGCATCACGAAGCCATCGCGCTTCATTTTGTCTTCTCCAACTAGCCAGCGTTCGCGCTGGCCTTTTGGAGCAGATCGCTCCGCAACCACACGACCATGACAACAGGAGAAACATCATGGAAACCAACGAATTCACCCTCGCCTTCGACGCAAGCCATGGCTGGCTGCGCGTCCCTCACACGATGCTCATGCAGCTCAAGATCGACTGGGCCATCAGCGAATACAGCTACGTCGAGACAACGCCACTGGGCGACGTGTTCTGGCTCGAAGAAGACATGGACGCATCGCTGTTCATCGAGGCTCATCGGGCGCGCTTCGCCTGTCTCCCCTTCGTCCGTGAACGAGACGACGGCTGGAAAAGCCCGGTGCGCAACATGCGCCACGTCCACCAGATCGTGCCGGTCCCATTCGACAAGACGATGGAGCTGCTGTCCCACCTACGGGCCAAGGGCGACGAAGCCTGTCTCGTCGCAGCGTGACCAAGACAACCACTCTGAATGCCAAATGGCAAAGACAGCCACTCTGAATGCCAAATGGCAAAGACAGCCACTCTGAATGCCAAACCCCTACGGGGTTTGGCTTTCAGCTTCCACCAAGACAAACCAAGACACGAAAGGTTTACACCTTGAAAGCACCCTTCAACACATGGACCCACCCTGCATCCGGCGAGCTTCGGGTGTACTGCAACACGCCCTATCCCGGCATCAAAATCTGGATGGAGCGCCGTGACGACAGCTACATCGTCAAGGGCTGGTACGACTACAAGCTGCCCCATCACTTCCGGCGGGACGGCCATTGCTGGGCCATCAACTACTTCATGGAGCGGCTGCCCGAAGCTGGGTACGCCGGTCCCATCGACTTCGACAGCATCGCTGACTTCGCTAAGTCAAAGCGTTGCAGGGCGTAGCAATACGCTGCAAATCATTCCCCTCTTTACTAGGGGGGAAACATGTGCTAAAAAGTTTACACCTTCATAGCTAATAGGAGATACCGCTATGTCTATCCAACCACAAACTTTCGCTGCTGTTTACCACGCCACTGGTGGCTTTGGCCGCTATGACCACAAGGCGCTCATGCGCGCCACTATTAAGAAAGACTTGGCTCAGTCCGGTCTGGAGTTTGACCGGGTGTTTCATACCGACAGCACCCACCGTGATGTCATACTAGACCACGTCGCCAAAGTCCCGAACCGGACTTGGCCTGCGCTGGTCAATCGCCTGACCATGGATCAGATGCGGGACTACTTGGCGGTCCGTGAAAATCAGCACGACGCTGAGCTTGCCTTGCTCGCAGCCGGTGGGGGTATAGCCTCGCCCGAACACGTCACCCTGATCTCCGCCCATGTGCAAGAAGCCATTGGCGACGACGTCGAGGAAGCCCCGGCGCCAGCAGCGACCCCGACCTTTGAGCTGCCCGAGGTGGACGCATCCAAACAGGCGGCGCTGGACGCCGTGCTGAGCGGCTTTGAGCTGCCAACCTACTCCGACATCAAGACGGGCGTGACGACGCTCAGTGAGGCTCTGACGGCTGCTGAGAGCCGTTCTGTGGGCGGCAGCCTGACCATCAATCTGGGCGAGGCCAAGCCCGAGCGTGAAGGCGACCTGTATCCTGAGTGTGAGGCCGTCGAAATGGTCAACGCGCAGAAGGTCTTTGGCACACGGTCCAAGCTGCTGGACTTCGACGTCCCGGTGTTCCGCTGGGATGGCGAGCATCCCGACGTGCCGGACTTGATCGAAGACTACGTGTTCCGCCCCAAGCTGCTGGCCAGAGTTCTCTATGCGCTGGTCGGTGACAAGCGCGGCATCCTCACGGGCCACACGGGTACTGGCAAGACCACGGTGATCGAGCAGGTGGCCGCGCGTCTCAACTGGCCTGTCGCCCGAGACAACATGGACAGTGGCCGAGACCGGCAGGACTTCACTGGTGGCCACGTCATCACGATCAAGGATGGCGTGCAGGTGACTGAGTTCCAAGACGGCTTGCTGATCCAAGCCATGGAAGCTGGGTACATCCTGATCCTCGACGAGTTCGATGCGGCGCGGCCCGATGTCTTGTTCGCCCTTCAGCGCCCGATGGAAGGCAAGGGCTTCATCGTGACTGAGGATGGCGGTCGTGAGGTGGCGCCGAACGCTTGGTTCCGCATCATGGCCACGGCCAACACGAAGGGGCGTGGCGACGAGCATGGTGCCTACTCCGGCACCCGAGTGATGAACAGCGCCATGCTGGATCGCTTCACGGTTTGGGCCGAGGTGCCGTACCTGACGGCGAGCCAGACGACCAAGCTGCTGACCAACAAGGGCGTGGGCAGCGACATGGCCGACATCATGGCGGGGTACTTCGAGCTGCACACCAAGGCATTCGAGATGGGCGAGACAACCATCCCGCTGACGCCACGGACCATGCTCGAATGGGCTGACGTGGCGATGTTCTTGCTGGCCACGACCGACAAGGATGACGCGCTCAAGACGGGCTTCGAATGGACCATGCTGGACCGCTGCGGCGAGGCTGATCGAGCCACGGTGCAGGGTCTCATGGACCGTCTTGCAGCCTAACAACCACAACCATCTGAACAGGAGATAACAGATGTCCAACCACACGAAAAACGCTGGCGTCTTTGCGCATGAGCTGATGGCCACTGGCACAGTCTTTGGGGACGGTGTCGAGGTGCGCATCGGTGGCGAGAACGCCTACACCGATCACAAGATCATCCAGCTTCCCGGCTTCGACATGACCGCCGAGGTGAACCAGTCAACTGCCCGTGCAATGCGCGGGTACGTTGACCATGAGGCTGCGCACATCGACGTGACGCCGCCCGACATGATGGAGCGTGCGCACAGCACTGGCGGCCAACCGCTCAAGCGCATGGTCAATGCCGTCGAGGATTTGCGCATCGAGAAGCTGCGCTTCCGCAAGTACCCCGGTGCCAAGAAGAACATCGAGGCCACGCTTGAGGCCACGGCTGGGGCCACGGTGGGGCGCATGATGCTGGGCGAGGCCAGCGACGTGCGAGACACCGACTATGGCTTGAGCCTGCTGGGTCGGCTGCGGTCGGGGTATCAGTCGCCCAAGGCGCAGCAGGCCTACGACATGCTTCACGACGATGCCAAGGCGCTGTGCGAAGAGTTTGTTGACGAGGCCATGGCCTGCGAGACGCCGGAGCAGGTCGAGGAATTGTCGGCCCGTGTCTTGGCCCGTGTGGGTGCCAAGCATGAAGACGAGGATCAGGACGATGGCGAGCAGCCAGATGTCCGTCACGTCAAGGTCAAGGCCGAGGATGGCGACGATAGCAACGACGGCGACGGTGGCAACAGCGACAGCGACAGCGATGACGAGGGCGTGCCGGAGCGCGCCGAGCAGGGCGACGAGGAAGGCGAGCGTGGCCAGTCTGAGCAAGAGGTGCGAGGCTGGGGCGCCGATGGCGAGGCTCAGGTGCTTGACGAGTGGCGACCCAAGGAAGCCATAGCCATGCCCGAGGACGCGCCGATTGCGGACGTGGCCCACCAGCAGCGTCACGCCGTTAATGTCAATCTCAGCTGGGACAGGCACGTAGTCCTTGAGACGCCACACGATTGGCGCACCAGTCCAGCGAGTGTCGCACGCCCGTTCGCCTCTACTCTGCGGTACGATATGTCTGGGCCGAAGAAGCGGTGGGGACGCTCGAAGCGCAAGCTGCGCAAGCTGGCTGGCCCGATGCTGGGCCGGGTGCAGGCTGCGCTGATGACCGAGACCGAGAGCGTCTGGCGTGGCGGCTACAAGGCTGGGCGCTTGGATCAGCGTCGTCTGGTACAGGCAGCCACGGGCAGCGAGACAGTGTGGCGGCAGCGTGAGGATGGCCGTGATCTGGACAACGCCGTGATGTTGCTGGTCGATCTGTCTGGCTCGATGAACGGCGATCCATTGGAGCTGGCGGCACAGGCGGCACTGACCTTGGCCATGGTGTGTGAGAAGGCGGGTGTCCCTGCCTGTGTCATGGGGTTCGATGCGCATGACAGCTTCGGTGACTGGGACTGGAGAAGCCGCGAGCCAAACAACACCTACATCTTCAAGCAGTTTGACACGCCCGTGGAGAAGGCATGGGCTGGGCTTACGGCGCTGCCTACCTTCTGCCTGTCTTGCAACGCCGACGCTGACGCCGTCATCAAGGCCGAGCATCTGCTCGATGAGCGTGACGAGAAGACCAAGACACTGATCGTGCTGAGCGACGGCTATCCGGCGGTGCATGGCGTCGACAGCAGTCACTACAACAAGTACATGCGCGATACCGTCCGGCGCCTAGAACGCCGTGATGACTTCAACGTGTTTGGCATCGGTATCGGCAGCGATAGCGTCGAGGAATTCTATTCGGCCTACGAGGTGTTGCACGACATCAACGAGCTGCCACGGGCCGTCACCGACAAGCTGTGTCGCAGCCTTCTGAACAAGCCGCTGGCGCTCAAGCGCGCAGCGTAACGAATTGGCGGGGCGTCGTGCCTCGCCATAACCCCGCCCCTGACTGGGGCATCTATTAGGAGAATGGCCAAAATGGCTAATCAAGCACAACCACAAGCACTCAACGGTAAGTACCAAGTCACTGGCCCGATCTTGCGCAAGGCGCGTGAGAAGCTGGGCCTTTCTCAGACTGCGGCAGCCAGAATTCTGGGGGTCAGCAGTCAGTCTATGTCCAACTGGGAAGCTGGTGTCAGCAAGCCATGGATGGCGCACCACGAAAAGCTGCAAGGGCTGATCGACGCCAGCGAGAAGGCGGAGCAGGTGAAGGCCAAGCCGACCGCTGAGCAGATTGCCCAGTGGCGCCCCATCGAGGTGTACGACGAGCCTGAGCTGGAGCTGGAGCCGGAAGCGGATGATCGCGAGCCAGCGCAGCAGTACATCGCCAAGCGTCATACCCGTGACGACTTGCGGTTCATGGGCTGGAAGCTGGCAACAGGCGAGGGCCAGTCGGCGAACGGCGCTGACTGTGAGGCCACGCTGTATGAGACGCAGCGCGGTACTTACGTGATCGAGATCAAGTATCTGGGCAGCCAGCGCTGCTTCTCTAAGTACGGCGAACGTGAGTACCTGATCGAGAACACGGCCATGGACTGGGTCGTCGATCTGATCCGAGACAACACTCAGCTGCGTTATCTCGATCTGGACTAACCAACCACACCATCAACCACCGGGGCTGGCGCTTGCGCTGGCCCCGTAGCTCTAGCGAGAAGGAGATAGCTATGAGCAACATCGACAAGCTGGTCGAGGGATTGACCAACATCGAAATCTTCGTGGGCGACACCATCGAAGACATCAAGGACGTCTCGCTCAACGAGACCGAGGCTTCGCACTGGCATGACGCTGGTGAAGAGATGGCACAGACACTAGCGCAGGTACGTCGCCTGTTGACTGCGAGCTGAACCATGAAAATCCAACCAACCGAGTATCAGATCGGCTGGCAGCTGGCGCAGCGTGCTGGCCATCGGCTGCCCCTTAACGTGACCCTTCATCTGGATGGCGACGAGTACCGCAAGTTTGTTTCGGCGGTCATCGAGACGGCCATCAGTGAGGGCGAGCAGCGTGGTGCCACGGCCAGTTATCTGGCTGGCATCCGTGACGGCGCTGAGCAGGCTTACAGCCAGCGCTTCGAGCAGGAGCTGGTGCCATGAGCAGTAACATTCCACGCGCACGGGAGCTGCTGCTGGACGCACTGGCTCACGACATGGACCCGACCGCACGCACGGCTGTGGCCGAGGCGTTGCGGCTTATGACGAGGGCATCGCCTGTGCGGCGAGCGCCCGTCCAGCATCGTGTGACCAAAGACAAGAAGGCCATGATCCGCCGGATCGCGGCCATGTACCCCGACATGCACTTCGCTGACATTGCGCAGCTTGCGGACGTTAATCCGGGCCGGGTGAGTGAGGTGCTGCAAGACGAAGGAGACGAGTGATGTATCTAGTCGCTTGGTGGGATGCTGATGAAAACGACGACAAGATCGTCCCGTTCAAAAGCAAACAAGACGCTGAAAAATATTACTCCAACGTCGTGGCTTGGGGCGGCACGCATGCATTCTTGTGCAAGGTGCTGAAGGAACACCACAACGATGAAGACGTTTGATCTTCTTGCCGAAGACCTGATGGCCTTGCGCCATGTTCCGTATGACGTGGCCGAGCTGGTGAAGACACAGCCGGTCACGTTGCGGGTGGCTGACGACGACGTCTTGGCGTTGGAGCTGGCCATCCAGCGGGGCGTGGACCTGTTGGCCAAGGAAGTGGATCGGCTGTGGATGTCGGGGCTGCCTGCCCCGGCGCAGGAGTTGGAGCGGCAGATGCTGCTGCTCCGTGGACTGATTTCTATTTTGGGAGACGACGATGTTCTTTCGACCGAGACGGGAGAAGAGCGTCACCATTCGGACGAGCTGGTATCAGCTGACCGACAAGTGGTGGCCTGATTGTTTCTGGGTAATGTTTGCCACGGAAGCAAAACGGAAAGGGCTGACGATGAAGCAGCCTGAGAAGATGGCGGCGCTGGCTGCCGATCTGGAACGGACATATGGGGCCGTCATCTTGAGTGACTGGCCATGGGTGAAACAAATGCAGGAGCGAGCAAATGGCAACAGTTGAAGATGCGGTAGAGTTTTGGCGGAAACGCAAAGAGAAGGACGGGCCTATCGGGCGCACGTCTTGGTACTTCGCCAACAAGTTTGCCGAGGCGCTGGGCGACCATGACGTCATGGACCTGACCGGTGCGGACTTGGCCATGTACATCGACCGGGGCCAAGGTGCCCCGGCTCAGCGGCGGGAGATCAACACGGTCAAGAGCATCGTGAACTACTTTCGCAAAATGTCTGGGGATCAGCCGATCTACATGGACCGGCCAAGGGACAATGAGGGCCGCAAGCAATGGCTGACGGCGGAGCAGCGTGACCAGTTCATTGAGCTGGCGCCTGACGAGATCAAGCCGTTGGTGACGGCCATGTTCTTCACCGGGGCGAGACGGGGCGAGCTGGCTTGTTCGCGTCTTGACGATGTTGACTGGGCCAAGCGGACGCTGGAGCTGGCTCACCGCAAGGGCGGCATGGGGCTGAAGCGACGGAAGGTGCCGATCCATGACAGGGTCATGCCGTACATCGAGCAGGCGCGGGACGAGGGGCGGCGGCTGCTGTTTCCTGATCCCGATGGCGGCGAGTGGAAGGATCGGGCGTTCTCACGTCCGTGGTGGCAGACGGTGGTCGCCTGTGGACTGACTGATCTGAAACCGCACGATGCGCGGCACACGTTCGCGACGTTGCTTGTGAAGCAGGGCGTGAGCTTGCGGGTGATCGCTGACCTGCTGGGCCATTCGGGGCTGACCATGGTTCTGAGGTATGCGCATATGGCGTCCGAGGCAGGCGAGGAAGCGGTGCATAACCTCAAGTGACGGCGCTTACACCTTGTTGACCTGCGTCGAGGTCTGCCCTACATAGGGAATGTGTTAAGTTTTTTGACACATTTCGAAGGGAGAGGACATGAGCAACGAAGACGTGCGGCGTGAGCT